TCCACTGCTTCGACAAATGAAAAGCAACGAATCCTCGAGCAAAACAAGGCGAACACTCTTCTCAGCAAGGTGTTCAAAATGACCGAGGAACCTTCCTATAACTATTACTTGAAAGTCGATTATGGATCTTATCAAGAAGTTGAAAGTGGAACTAGAGATCTCACAGAAGATCTTCTGGATGAAGTCTTGGCTAACCTCAATGGTCGCCGGATCACAGGCAATACCGCAAGGGACTATATTGATAACGTACTTCGCTCACTGAAGACTGCGGATCGCAAGATCCTAGCAGGAGTTATCAACCGAGATCTTGACTGCAAGGTAGCGGTCGGTCTTATCAATCGAGTCTGGAAGAGTCTTATCTCCGAGATGCCTTGTATGTTGGCATCTAAGATGGATGAGAAGATTTCTAAGTCGATTGTCGACCGTGAAGACGGCTATTTCATCCAGACTAAGATGGATGGCGGAAGAGCCATGGCTGTTGTTAAGGACGGCGCAGTTACCTTCTTGTCTCGAAACGGCAAAGAATTGGAACTGCATGGGTTCTTCAACATGGCGCTGCAGAATTGCGAAGGGTATGTTGTTGACGGCGAGTTGATCGTTCGTGGCGAAAACGGTATCGAGGATCGACAAACTGGCAATGGGTATTTCACCAAAGCAGTTCGTGGAACTATCAAACCTGACGAAGCTCGTAAGTTCCATTACGTTGTGTGGGATCTGATTCCTATTGAAGATTTCTTTGCTGGATATTGTGCCGAACGATACCAGGATCGTTATGTTGATCTAATGATTCGAAAGTTCGAATGGAACCCGAATATCGTTTCTGTCGTTGAGACCAAGGTAATCTCAAACCTACACGAAGCGAACAAGTATTACCAAAAGATGCTTGAACGTGGCGAGGAAGGAGCTATCCTGAAGTTCATCGATGCACCTTGGGAAAACAAGCGTTCCAAGTACATGATTAAGCTAAAGGAAGAAAAGGACATTGATGCCGAAGTGATCGATGTGTTCCGTCACTCGAAGAAGAAGGATTGGATCGGTAGCTTGCTTTGCCGCACTCGTGACGGTAAAGTCGAGTTTGAGGTAGGTTCTGGATTCACCGATGAAGACCGTCAGAAGGATCCTAAAATTTACTTTGGCAAAATCGTTGAGTGCAAGTATAATATGTTGATTGATGCACGTGGTCGGGACACCAAGTCACTGTTCCTTCCGGTGTTTGTGAAAATTCGTGATGACAAAACTGTGGCTAACTCTTTGGAGGAATTGAAATGAATAGCGTTGAATTTGCAACCAAGATGGGTCAAGGCATCTATAGCCTTGAGTTTGAAAAGATGGACGGAAGCATGCGTAAGATGCGCGCAACTCGAATGTCTGCGTATATTCCGGGCGATAAAGCTCCGAAGTCAGAACGGACGATTGACGAGGCAACTACCACAGTTCCGGTATTTGATCTCGATCTGAAAGAGTGGCGTTCTATCCGCACTGACTACATCAAGCTGATGGAGTTCTCTCAATGAATAATGCACAGTTGAATAACCCAGAGCTGAAGAAAGCTATTAAGGATTTCTGTTCTGAGATGAGTTCAAGTATGGCTCGTGCTGAGGCAGAACGGGAATACCAACGAGAAGCAGTCAAGATCTTCCATGAAGAGCACGAAGTTGACAAGAAGCTGCTTCGCAAGATGGCTAAGGCATATCATAAACAAAACTTCCAAACAACTGTTGCTGAACAGGAAGAATTTGAAATCACATACAGCAAAGTCTTTGAAGTAGACAAAACCCTATAAGGAAAAATATGAGTAACCCAATTGGTGATGTTATTAAATTTATGCGAGCAGCTGGTCAAGATGTCTTGAACGGAAGCGAAACGCAAGCAGCACTTTACATGACTTTGATTCAAGAAGAAATTCAAGAGTTCTTCGATGCAGTCAAAGAAGGAAACGATACTGAGATTCTTGACGCAATTTTTGACACTATCTGGGTCATGCAAGCGTATGGAATTTCCCGTGGTTGGAACATGTATTCAGCGTGGGACGAGGGAGCAAAGAGCAACCTTTCTAAGATCGACGCAGCGACTGGTTTGTGTATCCGCCGTGATGACGGTAAGATCCTCAAGCCTGAAGGGTGGCAACCGCCGAACTTCCGACAGTTCGTAGAGTGAGAGAGGGAGCTTCGGCTCCCTTTACTTTTATTGGTGGTGCGGGTAAACTTGAGGCTTGTTCAACGGAGTGATGTTTATGACCGCTTTTTTTTCTACCGTTTTTCCCCTTACCGAAATTTCGGGGGTTATTATGGATTCTAGAAATTTGGGTTTGAATATTATTATTGAAGAATCGGATTTAGATTCCGGTTATATTACTTTTTCCGGGGAAAAATATAAAATTGATTTGTTTAAGGCTTATTTAAACGGGGAAACTTTTATTTAATTAAGGGGGGTTTCCCCCTTTATTTTCGGAGAATATATTATGTGTTTTAACCCGCCGGAATCCCGCGATCTTATTAAAGATACTTTGTTTTGTATGGGTATTCCGTACGAATACGAAAAGATTAAACAGCCAACTCGGCACATATATTTCTTTGAACTGGATCGGGATAATACTGTTGAAATATACAGCCCGAGTTATATGAAGCTAAATCGTAAAACATATAAATCAGTTCCTGATCTTCAACGTGCGATCATCCAGACCTACGCCGATCTGCTTTGAACTTTACTTTTATTCAACTTCGCGCTAAAATCACTTCACTGTGATGAAAAGAGGTACGCAAATGTTTCGATTCCCGATGAGCAAGAAGTTCCGCATCGTTAGCGGCTCCGTGTCTTTTTACGCAACTGCCAAGCAGATCCGCTATGGTATTGGTGACTTCGCTAAGTTCAATGCAGCAACCCAGAAGGCACTGGATGCACTGGAATTCACCAAGAGTGGTTCAGGCGCCGCTGATCAAGCAGCTGTTGGCATCGCTGGCGTCTGGGAAGGTCTTGACGTTCAACTGAATATCGCTTAAGGAAAATTATGGCTACTACTGATAAACGCAAAGCTGTTGTCGATCGTCTGCTCAAGAAGAACACTTCTGAGCCGACCATCAATGCACTCAACTACAATGCCAGCTTTGCCGCTGCGTTGAACTTCTACAACCTGGACTATTCCAACAAGGATAAGAAGCGTTGGTTCCAAGAACACTTTAAGCGTACTCTGAAGTTCCCGATCTCCGAGATTCATGAGCGTGAGTTCCGTAGCGTCGGAACAATGTGCCGTATTCTTGACAACGGCAACGAGCTCAGCGATGAACACATGACGTTCATCAAGAACGAAGTTGAGCGTTTGCGTGCTCTGTCGAAGAAGCAACCCGTCGCTGTTGTCGAAGATGCCGAGCAAGTCAAGCAAGCCAAGGTAGTTTCCATCCAAGAACGGATGGATAACAAGATCTCTGACTTCATGGCTGAGTTCAATGCAATGGTTGATGAGTCGAAGAAGATCGTACCGATGGTCCAGCGTCAGATCAACGAACTGGAAGAAGCTCTCCTTGGTAAAGATAAGCAGCTGGTCGAGGGCTATAGCAATTTCAAGAAAGCTGATCTTAAGAAGCTGCTTGAGCTGTATACGACTCTAGTTGCTAAGATGGATCAAGCCAAGAAGGTCGTCGTCCGTGCTCCTCGTGCTAAGAAAGAAAAGCCTGCATCTCAAATCGTTGCTCGGTTGAACTTCTGCAAAGAAAATACCGAACTTGGCTTGCGTTCCGTCACTCCGACTATGATCGTCGGTGCTACTGAGATCTGGGCATTCAATGCAAAGACAAAGAAGCTGCAAGTGTATAAGGCAGTTAACGGCATGACTCTGACGGTCAAGGGTTCATCTCTGTTAAATTTCAACGTCGAAGATTCCGTGCAGAAAACTGTTCGTGATCCCAAGCAAGTTGCTAATCTCAATGAGAAGGGTAAGCGAGCCTACTCTACTTTCTTGAAAACAATCAAGACCAAAGAAGCTCCTGTCAATGGTCGAATCAATGCAGAAACGTTGATCCTCGCTGCATTCAAATAAGGAAATAAAATGATTTTGTTGGACTGGTCTCAGATCGTCATTTCGTCATCTCTTGCTGTTGGCGGTTCAGACCTGGATAAAGGCAAGGATCCGAAGAAAGCCATGGACATCATCCGCCATGCGACTCTGACCTCTTTGCAGAAATATCGCACTGACTACTCAAAGAAGTATGGCGAACTGGTTATCTGCGCTGATGGCTGGGATAACTGGCGTCGCAAGTATTTCCCGAACTACAAGGCAGTTCGTAAGGTCAAGCGTGAAGATTCCAAGACTGATTGGAAGATGATCTTCACCTTCGCATCCGATCTTCTTAATGAGCTACGCGAGACCTTCCCGTATCGAGTCGTTCACGTTGGCGAGGCTGAAGGTGATGATGTTATCGCTGTCTTGACGAAATACGTCACTGAGAACAAACCCCAGATGGTTGGGTTGGTCGAAGAACCGGAAGATATTCTCATCGTTTCCAACGATAACGACTACAAGCAGCTACACAAATACAAGAACGTTCGTCAGTGGAATCCTCTGATGAAGAAATACGTCACTAAGGCAGAGCCAGACTTCCTGCTCGAGAAAGTCATCAAGGGTGATCCTGGCGATGGGGTTCCCAATGTTCTGTCCGGTGATAATGCGTTCGTCGATGCGATCCGTCAGAAGCCTGTGACTTCTAAGGTCATGGAAAAGTTCAAGACAGGAACTGGTTTGACGGACACTGATAAGCGCAACTTTCAACGCAATCAAACTCTGATTGACTTTGACTTCATCCCCGAAGATGTGACTAAATCTATTATCGATGCATATGAGATGCACACTCCAAAGAGGGATCTCAACGCAATTATGAACTATCTGATCAAGAACCGCTGCAGGTTGTTGCTCGATAATATCCAAGGATTTTAATATGGCTACTATTCAAGAGATTTTAGTTAACGCTAACAAGAACATCGAAACCATCAAAGCGCATGTTGGTAATAACTACCTGCGTGCCCTGATGGAAGCAGCTTACATCAAAGAAAAGAAGCTCCTGTTGCCAGAGGGGGATCCTCCCTTCAAGAAAACTGGTGTTCATCCTGACCAAGTTGGCGGAACAATGTGGCAGATTGCAAAGAAGATCGATATCTTCCGAAGAGCTGACGCTGTTTCTTTGAAGCGAGAAAATGCGTTCATCCAAGCACTTGAGAGTGTGTCTGATATGGATGCTAAGATTCTTCTTGCTGTGAAGGATCAAACCCTTGATAAGTTGTTCCCTGGTTTGACAGTGGAGGAACTCAAACGAGTGGGGTATTTTCGTTGAAAGAGACACACAAACGTATGTACATGGAAATGGCGGAAACAGCCGCAAGAATTTCCTACGCAAAACGATTGAAAGTTGGTGCGATCGCTACAAAGCACGGAAGAATCCTGTCGATCGGTATCAATGGCACTCCTCCAGGAACAGACAACGAATGTGAATATGTTCTTGAAGATGGTAGCCTAAAGACAAATAGAGAAGTTATCCACGCTGAAATGAATCTGATCTACAAACTTGCCAGAGATGGCGAATCAGGTAAAGGTGGAGAATTGTTCATCACTCATAGCCCATGTTACGAGTGTTCAAAGGCAATTCTCTCAGTTGGATTCAGCAAATTGTTTTATAGAAATCAATATCGAGATACATCCGGTATTCGGCTGCTAGAATCAGCCGGAGTCGAAGTGGAACATATGTGATTTACTTTTATTGAGAAACAAGCTAAAATTCAGTATGACTTCCATTATTCTAACCCTAGTCGGTATCATTGCGCTTGCCTTTGGACTGATCTTTGCTGTTGCATTGATCTTGTTCTATGGCACAGCGTTTGTGATAACGCTCGGTTACATAACTGGTCAGTTCATACTCGTTGGTATCGCAGCTTTATTCTTTAAATTCTTTTTGCTATGAACATTTTCGCACTTGATCATGATGTAACAAAATGCGCGGAATATCATGTGGACCGCCATGCTGTTAAGATGATTCTCGAATATTCACAACTTCTTTCAACTGCCCATAGGATTTTAGATGGAGTACAACAGCAATTTCTTTCCGAGTCAGGTCGCCGCGCTACTGCGTGGAGATTGGGCGACGAACGAGAAACAAAGCTATACAAAGCAACCCATGTCAACCACCCAAGCGCAATCTGGGCTCGCTCAACTAGCGGGAATTACCAATGGCTCCAAAATCTGTTGGTTGCTGTCTGCAAAGAGTACTCTTACCGTTACGGAAAAGTCCACAAGTGCGAATCTTCAGGTATCGTAGAAGCACTTGAACGACTACCGAGTAATATCAAGATTGGTCCTGTCACTCCAGTTCTAACTGCCATGCCGGATCATTTCAAAGTGTCTGACTCCATTGAGAGCTATCGCAACTACTATCGTGGTGGCAAACAGCATCTGTTCTCGTGGAAAAACCGTGAGGTGCCTTACTGGGTAAATACATAGGGATCAACTTTAAAGGGGTGTAGATGCCTTTGTATGACAGACACTGTTCATCCTGCGATGAACTATTTGAAGTAAGCTGTAAAATAGCTGAAAAAGACAACCCGCACGAATGTCCTCATTGCGGTTCAATTGAAGGCGAGTGGATGCTTAGCGCACCACGTGCCGTTCCAGCAGATCGCCTCGGGAGAGGTAGAGATGGTGGGTTTAGAGAAGTATTGAGCAAGATTCACCATTCAATGCCACAATCTACTCTAAAAGATCGCAACACATTTTAAGGACAAACAACATGGCTTCAAAAAGATTAGCTACTGTTCGTAAGGACGATAGCCAGGCAGACCCACAGGTATACAAGATGCCATCAGCAGCAAATAATTCACTCAAGATCAAACTTGATCACATGAGAACATTTGATGCTCTGACAACCAACCAAGAAAAGTTCTTTGAGTTATACAGAGGCGGTGCTTACTGTATGGGTCTGTTCGGTTCTCCTGGTGTTGGTAAAACATTCTTGTCGATGTATCGAGCCATTGAAGAAGTACTTGATAAGAGCAACTCATTCAAGCAAGTGGTTGTCGTTAGATCTGCGGTCCAAGTTCGTGATCAGGGTTTCGTTCCTGGAGATCTGGAAGAAAAGATGCAGATCTATGAACAGCCATACATTGAGATTGCTGAAACTCTGTTCAGCAGACCCGACGCATGGGACAGACTGAAAGAACAGGGATACGCAAGATTTATCAGCACAACTGCCATCCGAGGAATTTCCATTGATGACGCCATCATTATCGTTGATGAATGCCAGTCGATGACATGGCACGAATTGTCTTCAGTTATTTCTAGAACTGGTCACCGTTCAAAGATCATATTTGTCGGCGATCTGAAGCAGAACGATCTGGTGAAAAATCGTAATGACGTTTCTGGTCTCAAGCAATTCCTTGAAGTGCTAAGTACCATGAAGGAATATCAGTCGGTTGAGTTTACTCCGGATGATATCGTACGTAGCAGCTTAGTCAAGTCATTCATCGTGGCTTGCGATAAATTGGGGTACTAAAATGAATGCGTCACAACTTAAGAAAATTCTTCCACAGTGCAAAAACCCAGAAGAATGGGCTGAGTTGCTGACGCAGAAGTTCGATGAACATGGTCTAACGCAACCCTGGCAACAGGCTATGTTCATCGCTCAAGCTGGTCATGAGAGTGGTAGCTTCAATATCACTGAAGAAAATCTGAACTACTCTGCGTCTGCTTTAGTCAAGTTATTTCCGAAGTATTTCCCTGGCGATCTGAAGAAACATCCTCAGATTCAATTCACAGCTAATGTAGAAGACTATCACCGTAAGCCAGAGATGATTGCCAACAGAATCTACGCCAACCGAATGGGTAATGGAGACGAAGCGTCTGGTGATGGATGGAAGTATAGGGGTGGTGGCTTAATCCAGTTGACAGGACGAGACAACTACCGGAAGTTCGGAGAGTCCTATAACGGAGATGGAATATTCCTGGATAATGATCCAAGTCCAGTTAGAACTGATAAAGAAATGGCAGTTGAATCTGCGTTCTGGTTTTGGTTCACCAATGGACTAGATAAGATACAGGATGTAGTAGTTGCTACTAAGAAGATCAATGGTGGAACGTTTGGACTTGAGGAACGAACCCATCACTACCAAATAGGGTTACAAGTATTGTCCTAATGATTTCATCCCTACATTAATGATTATACTACATTTTTACCTGTGAAAAAATAAAGTCATGAAATTTATTGGTTATGATATCCCTAAGATTGAGCGAGTTGATACTCCGGAAGGAAGACGCTATAAAACTCCGGATGGAAACCTATACCCTTCGGTGACTAATATTATAGGAAAGCTGACCGAATCTTCCATAAAAGAATGGAAAGAATCAGTTGGTGAGGAAGTAGCCAATGAGATTGGTCGAAAAGCAGCAACTCGCGGAACATTAATACATGATAACTGCGAACGTTATTTGAAGGGTGAGGCTCTTACCTTCACTATGTTTCAGAATGAAGAGCGAAAGATGTTTCGCAATTTCATGCCTGTATTGAATTCAGTTGAAGAAATCCACGCAATGGAAACTCAACTATATTCCGATAGATTCAAATATGCCGGAACTGTTGATTTGATTGCAAAGATCTCCGGTAAAATGTATATTCTGGATTGGAAAACGACTTCCAAGTTCAAGTCCAGAACAGATATCGCACACTACTTCATACAAGCGTCTGCCTATGCCTTTGCGTTCTGGGAGAGGACGGGAGTCGCTGTTGATAGGATCAAGATAGCCATGACAGGCGAAGAAGTTGGACTCTTGGAGTACGATGAACCTGTCAGGAATTGGTTCCCTGGCTTCATTGAGGCACGTAGAGCCTTCGGCTAACTTTACTTTTATTCAGTTCCGAGCTAAAATCACTTCACTGTGATGAAAAGGAACTGAAATGACTTACCAAGAAGTTTTGTGGGCTGGCAAGTATGTTAAGGTTGTGGGCACTCTGAGCAAGAGTGGCAAGGAACACAGCTATGTTAGCCAGTACTTGGGTAAGATATACCTCGTTATGCGTGAAGCCAAGAACGGAATGCTTCTGGTTGCTGTGCCTAACACGCGCAACAAAGTGGCAATCCCTGCTGGTTGCGTTGCACTGGTTTGACTTTTATTCAACTTCGCGCTAAAATTGCTTCACTGAGTTGATACGGAGCAGACAAAATGATGAACGCATTGTTAGAAGACCTCAAGGCAGTGTTTGAAAAGCACAATGTGACTTTCACCATTGACCATGGTTCTGTGTCATTCATTCCCTTCGGCAATCATATGAAAGCAGTTGTTCTGGCTGAAGACCCGGAGAATGACGATTGGTCTAATGCCGCAGAATCCTTGATAAGGAACAAGTAATGACTACCGTAGCCAAAATGATCGAATGGATGAAGACACTTCCCCAGGATGCCGAAGTTGAGTGTGGCGTTGAGGTAAGCGGCACGTACTCGCAATACATGGTCATGCGTCCCGTGGACATTGAATGCTGCTCTGTGTTTGACTACACGGGAGAGTATTTCAAGGATTACCCGCTTCATGCTGGCAAGATCATCGTCCAAATCTGTGCTTGACTTTTATTCGCGATCGCGCTAAAATCACTCTACTGTGATGAAAAAGAGCAAGAAATGACCCGTGAGATTACTTGGACTGAAGGCTACACGATGATGCGTCAAGTAGGTGCAGACTGGCTGAGCTGTGTGTTTATGGCTACGGTTTGGGTCCTGCGTGGCGATCGTATTTCTGACTAAGGAGCAAACGAAATGACACGCCAAGATGAGTTCAAGCAGAAGTTGTTCGCTTTACTCCGCGAGTACAATGTGACTATGACCGCGGACGATGGTCAGATTGATTTCTTTGCCTACACCGAGTGGGACGAGAACGGCGACATCAGACACGAATGTATCAACTTCCAGACCACTTACGAAAACGGTAAGGAGTGAGAAAATGGCAGAAGTTAGATTCACCGACCTCTATCGTGTCACTGTCATAGAGTGCGAAGCGGGCTATGGGCAACGGATAGATCCCAACGATACCAAACTGTTCACCACGTTGGCTGAAGCAGAAGCCTACAAGCGGCATTGGGAAGAGGGTGGATCGCCTGGATGCTACTGGTGGGCTGTCATTGAAAAGATTGGTTGACAGTTTACTTTTATTCCGCTTCGCGCTAAAATCACTTCACTGTGATGAAAAGGAACTGAAATGAAACTGAGCCGAAATGAAATGAACATCATCCTGGCAGCTCTGAACGACCGTGAGGG